GCCGAAATATCGGTATCGGCGTTCGCCGGATAAGATACCGCCGAAACGTCGTAAACCTTCTTGATCTTCAAGATTGTTCTTGTGTGCGTGTCTTTGTTATATGCGTCCTCTGACACGGTGAACGCCCACGACATTTTGCAAATAAGCCCCGCGTCAATGCTTGCATAAAGTCGCTTTGCCTCTTCCGTAAGGCTCAAATTTGCGGCAATAAACAAGCCGCCGTCCTGCGGTTCCAAAAGTAGGGAAGGCGGCTTATTCTTTGCCATCTTGTTTCGGGCGAATACCATTCCGGAATGGTCGAACTGCATAATCACGTCGGACAGGTCAGCGCCCACAAGGGCGTTACGGTCGATTACCTCGCAATATTTGATCCCGCCGTATTCGTACATAACATACGGCTTATCAAACGTCGTTGCGAAGCCTTCGACGTAGAAATCTGTATCAAACCTCTTGTTCTCCGTCCCCTGTGGGATCATCAACGGCTGGAACATTTGACGGTATTCCCGCCCCTTCACTACTGGCATTCGGTACAACCTCCTTTCCCAATTCTGATACTTCCGCGTATTCCTTGCGAATATAATACTTGTCCCCACCTTCGACGTGCGACATATTCCAAATATCCATAACGCCATTGCGGTTGAGCAAGCCACGGTCAAATAGTTGTGTGCTGATATTCAGCTTTGTATTATTGCTTGCGTATTGAAGCCTGTTAGCGGTAAACGTGATCGCGTTCCCGAAGGACAATTCCCGCTGTGTATAGGTCATATTCGACATAACCAGCGAAAGCTGAATTGCGAAAGGCTCGATTTTGCCTTCGTAATAAGCGTTCCATTCGTCCTCGTTATAGCTGTTCTGAATAATTTTCGCGTTTGTCCCGAAGTAGTTAAAAACATTTTCGTTGATCTGCGCCATCTGCGCCGCGTTCACGGTGAACGGCTTGCTTTCAATCGGTTTCACGTCCGCGAATTTACTATCGTAGATCACCATACCGGATTGATTATCCGCCGAAAGGTTATCCGCCGTGAAGCGTTTTCGCTCTTTCGTAATATCTTCCGGTTTTAGCATATTCGCAACCTTCGCCAAGAACCGGACGGAAGCCGAATTTTTAACGCCGTTGATAATGCCTTGATTTTGTGTATGGATCAACTGCATTGTAGGGCGAAGCGCGGCGTTGCTCTCTCCGAAGAAGTCGTCCTTGTACTGAAATTGCGTCAGCACGCCGACGCGCTCGAACTCGATTGCCGCTTTCTGCCCGTTTGCGAAGGTGTACCGCAAGAATGGCGCGCCCTTGTATTCTACAACCTCACAACGCTGGGGAAGTAGGGGATAATAGCCCGCTATTCCTCCGTATTCATCTTCGATCGGAACAATAAACGCCGTATTATTCACCGAAAGGATCGTTGCGATCCTGTAAATAAATTTCGACGTGTCCATAAATGGATTAGGGCGGAACTGCAATACCCTTTCAAGGTTCTTGTACGCTGTCCCGCTGATCTCCGGTTTCAGTTTTGAACAGAAATTCGCGAACGAATGAATAGCCGCCCGCGTAAGCTCCATTTCGTAAAGGCTTTCCGGCGCGTTCGTGAAAACGGGCGAATACCCGTTAAGCATCTTGAAGTATCCTTCCGCTTGAATATCCGAACGCGGCTTCCGGAAAATCGTTTCAAAAATTCCCATAGTTTTTATCACCCCGCATTTTTCAGCATTTCGCCGATCTCGTTATAATACTTCTGCCGTACCGTCATAGCGTCAATCACGGAAACGAAGCCATCAATACGCGCCCGCTGTTCAATCTTTACCGGACGGAACTTCCGCGTTTCCATATTGTGTTTTAGCGCAACGTTCAAGAAGTGTGCTTTCAGAAGGTTATTATCTGCGATCTTGAAATTGCCGTCTTTGATTATGCCTTCAAATTCTCGAATTACGGGCGCAAGGTTTTCTCCCTGCCATACGTCGTCCGTCTGGAAGCCCGCCGCCTTCAAGTCGTCGATCAGATATTGTGCGCTGTAACGGTCATAGCCGATTTTTAGAATATATATGCCGTACTGATCCCGAAGGGTAGAAAACCATTCGTAAACGTCCCTGTAATCAACGTGATTTTCGCCGGATAGCTTCACAATCCCTTGCTTTACAAATATATCATACGGCACGCCGTCCACCGCCTGTGCGGTTTCCAGCCTGTTTGCTGGCATAAAGAATTGCGCGAAGGCATAAAGAACCCCGCCGCGCTCGATAATAACGCTTGCGGCTGTAAGGTCGGTCGTCTGTGATAGGTCGATCCCGCCCACCGCGTAATTGTCTTTGAAATCCTCCAGCTTGATTTTCTCGCCCGCTCGATCTACAACAACGTAATCAAGCCAAGCAACGGAAGAATTCTGCTTGATATTGCAGTATTTGCAAAGGAATTCCGCCCGCTTTGAAAGGCTCATTTCTGCAACGGCGATTTCTTCTTTGAAGAACTCCGGCGAAACAGAAACGCCCATATTCGGATTTGCTTTTTTAAGCTCTTCAAGGTCGTTCCATTTCTCTACATCGTCAATCATATAAAGCAGGGGAAGAAGGCGGCGTTCCTTGCTTCCGCCTTTCAGAAACGCCGTAGATCGCGCCATCAATTCGTCAAAAATACCGTCGTTTTCATATCCCGCCGTACTGATAGACAGGATCAGCGGCTGGCGGCGTGCGCCAAGCGCGGATTTCATTACTTCGTATTGCTTCAAGCCGCCGTCGCCACGCCACGACGCTACTTCGTCATTCACTACCAAATGCGGATTGAAGCCGTCCGATTTCTTCGCATTGAATGCCAGCGGCTTTATTGACGTGTTGCTTTCCTCAATATAAATATCAGAACGGCGCTTCTTCGCAAGCTCTGAAAGCTCCGGTTCTTTTTTAATCATCTGGTGGAAATTATCGTAAACGATGTTTGCTTGTTCCAGTTTTGGCGCAAGGCAATAAATCTTCGCGCCGTATTCGCCATCAAGATATGCCATATAAGCGATCACGGCGGACGCGAAAAGCGTTTTTCCGTTTTTCCGCCCGATCACAATAAACACTTCGCGGAATATCCGCACGTTATCTTCATCAACAATCCCGAAGATCAGCGATACCGCCGCTTTCTGCCATAGCTCCAATTTCAGAAGGTCGGTTCGCCCTTCGCAATGGTGACAGAAGTTTTCAATAAACCTAATCGCCTTGTTTGCCTTCTTCGCATTGAAAAGAAAAAGCCCGTTTTGAAGCCCGCTAACGATGTATTCATAAATCAGACGCACCCATTTTCCAACGACAATTTTTCCCGTCGTTATGCCGTCGAAATACTCGTAAATGTAATTTGAAAACGGCATTTCTATTCGTCCCGCAAGGCTTGCAGGCGGCTTTCTTTTTTCTTTTCGGGCGGTACAAGCTCGCAAAGCTGTTTGATTATGGCGGCGTGGTTTTTCGTCATAGCAATATGCGTTTTTACTGCGTCACTCTGCTTTGTCCCGCTCTGATTTGCGCCGTTTTGGTATTCGACGGTGTATCCCTCTTCGTTGATAATTTCTTGTAGCTCTTCAAGGGATACCGCCATAAATGCGGCGTTGCGGATAAGGCTTTCGACTGTCTGCAACTTGTTTTTATCCAAGTCGCGGAAAACCCGCTTCAATCGGGAAATCTCTTTCTTGATTTTTTGATCTTTCGTTAATTCCTTTTTTGTCGCCATAAATATCACCCCTTTTCGGCGGATACCTACACCCCTTTTTCACGTACACCCGTTATGCGCGCGCCTGCGGAGTTTTTTTAACCTCCCGCCCTCGGTGTTCCACCCTCCCTAAATTCTCGGCGAATAGGGGGGAGTATCACGTTTCCGTTTTCGTCAAACGAATATCGCTTTTTCCGCTTTGATTTGTGATGTTCTTTGTTATGGCAATCTTGACATAGCGCTTCGAGATTATCCCACGAAAGCGCAATGTACGGATCGTTTACGTTCTGCTTCGTCAAGTATGTTTTGTGATGTGCAATCTTCGCGGCAACGGGATTGTGCGGCGTAGAACAGCGTTCGCACAAGTAGCCCTTCGATTGCAAGAAGGCATCACGGCAAGATCGCCACGCCTCACTGTTATAGAACTGCTCTGCCCACGGCTTCATACTCGCACCTTCCTTTCCCGCGCATAATAAAAGCGCCCTTCCGGATTGCTCCGAAAAGGCGCTATTCG